CACTTTGGAATTGTGTTACTGTTTCACCAACACCTTGTGGACCAACTAGTACAAAAGAAGTTCCGTTATATGCATATAATTGCTCGTTGTTAGTGTCCCACCAAAAATCGCCTTCAGATAAGCCAGCTGGGGTAGAGCCGCTTACTTCTGCGCCGCCTGTGGTACGCCATTTAGTTCCATCGTAGAATTTAAGTTTGCTATTTGCTGTATCAAACCAAATTTGTCCGTTTAGTGCTTTTGGCGGAGCGTTTCCACCTGCAAAATTTTCTAATAAAAATACAAAATTTTCGTTTTGTATTTCACCATATCCAGCGTAGTTTTTACCAACTAATTTAAGGTCAGTAGTTTGGTCAAGTGTACCATCCTCAACTACGGTAAGCTGGGTTCCATCATATTTGTTTATAGTATATGCCATTTTTTACCCCTGTGCATTATAATTATTTATCGCATTTTGCATATTAAGTTACCGACTGCAATGTGGCTCCTTGGAAAACCCATGCTCCTCCGCCTGTTTGATACTCATATATGTAGCGTGTTGCTGTAAGATTTACAGCACCCGATGCATTGTTTGCAGCAGATACATCTTGAACTACAGATTCAGTTCCTGTTCCTGCAGCGTCTCTTACAGTTACATAGGATTTTTCTAGCACTGCTGTACCATCTGTTGTAATAGATACGTCAATTCCTGTAACTGTTGAACCACTATATGTAGTTGCTAGTACAAAACAAGTTGTGCCATTTTCCAGTGTAGTTGGATCTAGTAAATTTGTAAGCAAGTTCTTAACACTATCTTGCGGTCCAAAATTTGTTACTCCATCATAACTGCTTATTGGACTTGGATCACTCAAACCTGTAATGTCCATAGAAACATGCCTTGTTTCGTTGGCAACCTCTGCATCCACATATGCTTTGGTAGCAGCATCCTGTGCAGCTGTAGGATCAGCCAATCCGGTGATATTCTGTGAATCAATTGTTATATCGCCGCCGGCAACAATATTAAGTCCTGTTCCGTTTATTCTAGTAATTGTTGCGGCATTTAGATTTATATCATCAACTGTAAGTTCTGATAGTGTACCTATGCTAGTTAAACCACTTGCTGTAGAAACCGTACTTCCTAATTCTGTTCTACTTAAAACGTTTGTTCCGTCAATTTTTAAATGTGCAACAGAATTATTAGGGTTAGAACGTATATCTATATCTTGGTTTGACGTCCAACTTGCTGTTGATTGTGTCCAAGTAAAATCCTTAGACCCTTGTGTACTTCTTACTATTATGCCGGCACCGTCAACTTGACTATCATTTCCTTCTGTGCTATCATCTAGTAATGCCAACTCTATATTTTTATCTTCTACTCTTAGAGTTGTAGTATTTAAAAACGTGCTGTCTCCTTCAACAGTAAGATTGCCTCCTACTGTCAAGTTACCTGTAAAATTTCCATTTCCTGTTACATCAAGTGCAGCTGTTGGATTAGTTTTCCATAAACCTATATAATCTTCACTTGTATCAACATAAATTGCGTTTTTAAAACTACTTCCTGTTCTAACACGTAAAGCAAAATCTCTATTACTTTGTTGTGTTTCTATGGTGCTAGTTGTGCCAACAACCTTAGCAATCATATATTCAGTGTCGCCAACACCTATGCTTAAACCAGCACTATTTTTAATTCTAATACTGCCAGTGGTTGCACCGTTAGCGTCGGTAGGTAAGAAACTTGCTGCAGATTTAGATTCTCCTGCATCATTTATTAATCCTTCTGCACTGCTTGCTATCCCATTCCATTTAAAACTAGAGCTTACAGGATTGAATCCTTGTTTTAGTAACTGTCTTTTTGGAAAGAAAGTGTCATCTGCCCATTCAGGAAATCCTGCTATAGCATATTCGGTTGGCACAATAAATTGTGCAGGAGCATAAATTCCTACAAGCGTGTCACCTAAAAATAATTTTAAAATAGTGCGTTGAACATCAGTGCTATCTAATTGACTTGTAACTTCAAATCCTGTTTTACCTTGCCCAGCACTGTAGTCTGGTCCTACAAGAGTTAATTGACCACCGTCCCAAATGTATAGTTTATTATTAGTATTATCAATCCATAAATCACCAACACTGAGATCATCTGTTGAAGGTTGTGTACTGCTAACAACTGTTCCATTTGCTGGTCTAAACGTTTCTCCATCGTACACTTTAAGCCTGTTGTCTTGTTTGTCAAACCAAATTTGACCAACCATTGGATTTGCTGGTTGGCTTGTTGATGCAAAATTTTCTAACAAACTAATAAAATTTTCGTTAAGAAATTCTCCAAAACCTTTGTAATTTTTTCCAATAAGAGTTAAATCAGTAGTAGTATTATCTAATATACCATCTGTAAGATCAACTAGTAATTGTCCGTCTGTTCTATTTAATCTATAACTCATTTTACGTTCCTGTATAAATTATGTAATTTATTGTTATATAAGGACTCATTATATTAATAGGAGTACCTAAACTATCGTTTGTTAAAACACCACCACTGGATGGATATGCTTGAGCATTTCCTGTTCCTGTTGGTGCGTCATACACTACTGCTTCCGGATCATTAGGTGTGCCCGAAACGTCTCTGATTGCATAGTATTGATCTCCACTATCTCCACGTAGATCGTGTTCGTGTTCAGGTAAGTTTTCAGTTTGAATTGTAACATCTTCTGAGCCATCTTTTGCACCAACAACATCCGCAGCAGCGGCTGTAACTACGTCAGCACTTGTTCCGCCCATGTTGTCAGCACCCATTGGCAAACGACCTCTTAAATCAGGCACAGCAAATTTTCCTACTGTTGGACTTGCTTTGTATGTTGTTCCAATTACATCATATAGCTGACTATAGACTGCAATATCTACTTCACTACCATCACACAGTAACCAACCGCTTGGTGCTGCTAAACCTGCATAAGGAGCAATTAGTCCTACTGGCGTTCTTGGAACTGCTGCAAGTAGATTTACTCTTGAAATTTTCTTTAGGCCAGTATCACCGCTTGTTCTGTTTATCAAAAATTCGTCATCAGCTTGTGACTGTCCAACTGTTGGTTTTCCAGCAACTATCTGGTTACTGATAGATGTATTGAATATTTTTGTACTTCCTCCTGTTTGTCCGTCAAAGACTACATCAGGAGCAGAAACATCGCCTGTTATCCTAAAAGTACTTGCTGAAGTTAATTTATCAGAGCTACCTGCTCGGCCACTAACTGTACCACTTACGTTTCCAGTAAGATTTCCAACAAAAGTTGTTGCAAACATATTTGCATATTTTGCACTAGAACTACCTATATTCCTTGTGTTGTTTTGATCTGGTAATATTTGAGAAGTTGTTATTGTTCCTAGTACACCAAGATTTTCACCTACGTTAATATTTTTAGCAACACCTAATCCGCCTAGTGTAGTAATACTACCTGTGCCAAAAGTGTTACTTTGTGTTGTATCATTTACTTTTATAAATCCACTAGATTGAATATTACCTGTTACATCAAGTGCTTCATCTGGTGCTACATTATTGATACCAATTCTTAAATTGCTGTCAACTCTTAGTGCAGTTTTCAACAAGCCGTCATTTTTCACCTGTACATCAACACTTGCTCCTGCAATATTGTGTCTAATAACACCAATATTACCTTCAATACCAATGTTCATTTCCGCATTGATACCGTAGTTTATTCCTGTATTGTTTTGAACGTTTAAAGGAAATGATGTAGTACTTGTTGTATCTCCTCTGAGGAAATTACCTGCAGCAACAGTGTTACCGCTGACTATTAAACCTTCTGCTTTTTCAGCAGTCCCGTAAAATTTAGCAGCACCGTCACCTGATATATTTGCTGTTGATAAATTAACTCCAGGTTGTATTGTACTAAACCCAGGAATAACAACTTTAGGTGTAAAACTTTGTGTGCTTATAAGTGCAACAGGTGCTGCATCCACTTCAATTTGTAGAACATTGTAAGTTTGATCATCTGTTCCTATAACACTTAATGGTGATGCTCCTGTTGATAAACCATCACTGAACTCTGGTCCTACCAGTACCCAACCACTACCTGTGTATAGATATAATTGTTGGTTATCTGTGTCTGCCCATAAATCACCTATTTGACTTTGTGAAGCATCTGGTTCGCTTGTTGCTTTCTTTAGTCCACCACTTGGTATCCAGTTTGTACCGTCATAAACTTTTAGTAACTCAATGCCAGGAGTTGAATCATACCATAATTGTCCTTCTACTGGTCTACTTGGCTCTGTAGGAGCGGCAAAATTTTCTAAAAGATGTAAAAAGTTTGTTGCTATTGCAGGACCATAAGCAGTTTCATTTCTACCTGGTATGCTCAAGGAAGTTTCTTGATTAATGGTTCTATCTTCAATGGTAATAGTACCCTTGTTTGCTTGATCTGTATACGCTATCTCGTATGCCATCTATTATTCCTCAGCCAGTCCGCTTAGACTTTGTATTCTTACTGTGTAATCAATTTGAATTAATCTGTTTAAACTTTTTTGCACAGGGTGGAAAATTACGTGTGTAAGTAAATTTCCGTCTCCATTTGGATTCCAACTTTTTAATCCTAATTCATCAAACACGTACAAACTGTTTGCATCTGTTGCTGTATCAAAAGCGTCTTGACCACTAGGCTCACCGTAGTCTAACAAACAAGTTACCAGTACATCTGTGTAGTTTGTACCACTCACGTGACGTGTTTCAATTTTGTTTCTTACAGGATCTAGGTTATTAATACTGTTATCATCTACTACTTTTGTATATGTTTGATTGTACAAACTAGCATTTGTTCCTGTTGAATTTGGAGTTAGGTATGTAATTATGCCTGTAGGATCGACACTAGTACCACCATTACCAAAACTCATTTCATATATCCAACCTTGGCCCGCATTGGCAAGGCTTTCCGCAAGTGCAATACTCATATTTTCATAGTGAATTGCGTTGCGTTTATTGATAAAAACTTCTTGTGTTTCAGGGTCAAATATTTTAATATGCCCCTGTACAACTATACCATTATTTTCGTGTAATTTATCTGTCATTTTGTTATCCT